CTGCAGGTGCTGTCGTAGGTGCTATTATTACTGCTCCAGGAATTATAACATCTTCTTTTGGAGCTGCGGCTGGAGCTGCGGCAGGTCAATATTTAGAAGAAGGTATTGAAAGTTTATTAGGAATACAGCAACAAAGTTTTGGAGAAGTAACTAAAGATGCCTTAACCGAAGCTGCTATAGCTGGAACATTTGAGCTTGGTGGAGCTTTAGTTTTTAAAGCAGGTAGAGCAGTAGTAGGTGGTGTTAAAAAAGGTGTTGGACAAGCTGGTAAGTTAACTCAAATTACTGATGACGCCATAGCAAGAGGTGAAAGATTAGTTGATGAAGGATATGCTCCTAGTTTAGAAAGATTAGGCGCACCAGGAATTGTTGCATATCAACAAAAATTTGCAGAGAATGTGTTAAAAGACACAACTCGTTAGACAAAGCTGATGCTTTAAAAACTCAATTGGGTGCTGTTGGTAAAGAAGAAGCTGGAGAAGCCTTTTCAAATGTGACTGGTCAGGCATTTAAATCTTTAAAGCAATTAGAAGAAGAAGCAGCGAACGCTAGTATTAAGGCTGTAAAAGAAAGTATTAATTATATTGAAAAAGCTACAGCCAATGGCGTAGACATTAACGAACAATTGTTACTAAAAATAAATAAAGCATTTTCTGCCATGCAAGCAGAAACATCTATGAGATTTGGAAAAGTTGATGATTTGTTATCACAAGTTAGACTTGCTGATGGTGGTACTGGACAAACAGCAGAAATTTTAAAAACAGCCGATATAAAAAGCGCTACTAACAATTTAGTTACTAAAGTCGGTTCTATAAACGCTTTAACAGAAGAAACTGCAAAAGCAGTCAAGGCGATTGATGATTTAGGTGAAAACGCATCATTTAGACAAATAGCAGTAGCAAGAAAACAACTGAATGATGCTTTGTTTTCTGAAAATGCTTTGTTAAACAGAGAGTTCTTACCAGAAATAGATAATATTATAAGAACATTAGACGACTCATTAGAGGCAACAAACCTTACAAATATAGCTTCTAAAAATCTAAGTGATGCAGAAAAAGCAATACTTAAAGAAGCAACAGACCTTAGAACAAGTTCTATGACTTATTATAAAGAAGCTATGAAAAACTTTGAAGATTTATCTCAATTTGGTTTAATTAGAAGTATTAAAAATTTAACTAAACAAGAAGGTAGCTTTGGTACTAAAGGTAAATTTGAATTAGATCAATTTTATGACAGAGTTGTTAAATCCAATTCTCCACAGAGACTTAAACAGTTATTTAAAACCGTTGGAGATGATGCTGCTGAAGACATAAGAGGACAATTAGCTCGTAGATTTTTAGATGAAGGCATCAATAAAACTGGCATTAGCGACATAGGCGACATCGCATCAGGAAAATTTAGTGGAGCTAGATTTAAAGCTCACATTGATTCTTTAGGATTTGGAGACAGTTCTACTGGTAAAATTTTATTTGGAAACAATTGGAATAGAGTCAAAAGATTATCAGATCAAATAGCTATGTCTGGCCCTGATAAGTTAGATGCTGCAATTCTTGGTAAAATAAAAAACATTGGTGGTGATGATACTTTAACACAATCATTGGAAGAATTGTTAAAAGCTAAAAAGGCTTTTGCAGAATTAGATCAAATAAATGTTGTTAACAAACTTCAAAGCAATCAATTGTTACCAGAAGAAGCCGTTGGTCAAATAACTAAAAGAAATGCAAGTCCTTCAGAAGTTAAAAAGATAGTTGATTTTTTTGAAAAGACAGATCCTAGCGGTGCGACAATGGATAAATTAAGAGGTTTAGTTGTAGATGATATACTTAGTGCTGTGGACGGAGAAATATTTTCTAATCAAGCTGCAGCAAGTAAGTTAGTAAAGTTAATTGATGGTTACGAGCCGAGAGTTTTAGATCAAATTCTAGGTAAAGGTAATACAAAAGCATTAAAAGAGTTTGCTAAAGATATAGAATTTTTAGGAGATGTAGGTAAAGAAGGTAGTGTTGCAGCTCCAGCTTACACTAATTCACCTATTAAAAAGTTTTTTGACATAGCTAAATTTAAAATATTAAATAAAATAGGATCAAAGCCTGAAAATTTAAAAACATATATTAAAATGCAAAAAGGTGGAGCTAATCCTTTAGATAGAGTTAATGCTACAGTTTCACAAGCAATTAATACAGGAATAGATCGTGCAGAAAACATAGGTCGTGTTGTTAGGCAATCAGCTCAACAAGCATTACTGCCTTCAAGAACAGAACCTGAAAGTGGTGGTATGTTTCCAACGCCTCTAAGTGAGCGAACAAATGTTCCTAATGTTAAACCACCAGCAATAAATACATCTATCGGTGGTATAGACATAACACAGCCTGGAGTTGGTGCTGCGTTAGGAATTAACCCTAAAGATCAAGCTATAGCTTCAAGATCAATACCAGAATCAAGACAAAACTTATATAGGAATTTAACTCAATGAACATAGAGCAATTAAGAGAAGAGCTTAAAGAAGATGAAGGATGTAAGTACGAAATTTACTTAGATCATTTAGGTTTGCCAACGCATGGAATAGGACATCTTATTACTGAATGGGATGAAGAATATGGTAAAGAAGTAGGAACACCAGTTTCAGAAGAACGAGTTAATAATTGTTTCCAAACTGATGTTCATGGCACAATTGAAGAATGTAAAAAGTTATTTGATAAATTTGATGACTTACCTGAAGAAGTGCAATTAATCTTGTGCAATATGATGTTCAATATGGGCAGACCTCGTTTGTCTAAATTTGTTAAGTTTCGTGCTGCTATAGATAGCAACGATTGGCTTGAATGTGCAATTCAAATGGAAGATTCGAGATGGCACAAACAAGTAACTAATCGTGCAAATCGTTTAATAAAACGTATGGAAGACTTAGGTGTTAAGGAACAAGTAGCTTAATTATTAAGTGTACCTAATCCTAAACGAGTTACATTTTCTTCTTTAAATCTTTCTTCGTAATCTCTATCCACCCAAATAGATATTTGTTGACGAATATTGCGTCTTTCATCAGCGCATATTTTTTTTAATTTGTTATAAGTGTCAACATCTATACCAATTGACTTGAATTTTGTTGTGTCTGCCATTATAATAACTCCCATGTATAGCAATAATAAAAGAATTATACCCAGAAAAGTTGGGAAACCCAACAAGTATTTTGCAAAAAAGACAGTTGCAATGGGATTAAAGTTTGATTCTAGGTGGGAAGCAGAGCGTTGGGGTCAACTAAAGTCTATGGAAAGAGCTGGTGTAGTTGATCAATTAGATAGACAAATTAAATACGAATTAAATGTAAATGGTCAAAAGATATGTAATTATATCGCTGACTTTACATATTTATTAGTAGATGAAAACGGTGAATCTAAATTCATTGTAGAGGATGCAAAAGGTGTATTGACACCTGAATTTAAGCTAAAGAAAAAACTTATGTTAGCTATTCATAACATTGACATTTTACTTACTTTCAAAAAAAAATAACAAATATTGTTGACAAACTGGTTTACAGTTCCTATTTTAGAGTTTCTAGCAACTTAAATATACGGAAGGAAGGTCAATGAATGCCGAAAAAATGTTTCATAATTCTATTGAATCTCTTTATCATTATAAAGAGGATCTAAAAAAAGAATTAGATAAAGTCAAAGAAAAGATAAATAATCTTAACATTGTGTTAGCTGAAAGGTATCAGAATGATGCTCGTGACAGACTGGCTGATGATGGTAAAGATTATGGTACTGTAACTATCAATGAAGATGGTTATAAGGTCAAAGTAACATTAAGCAAGAAAGTTACTTGGGATCAAGAAGGTCTTGCTGTTGCGTTTACAGAAATGCAGCCTGATGACGCTAGGCACTTTGCAAAGTTAACTTATTCTGTTGAAGAAAAGAAATACAATGCAGCTCAACCAGCGATCAAAGCTAAGTTACAAGAACATAGAGTTGTTGAACTTAAAGGCACAACCATAGATATATCAGTTTAGGAGGATTGTATGGGATTAAAGATAATAACAGCCGAAGAGCGTTTGGCTGAAAAAAAAGGTCATAAGATTGTTATTTGTGGTCAAAGTGGCGTTGGTAAAACTACACTAGCAAGAACTTTGGATTCACAAACAACATTGTTTATGGACTTAGAAGCTGGTGATGCAGCTATTGAGGGGTGGATGATAGACATGGTAAGACCACAAACATGGGCTGAATGTCGTGACTTCGCTTGTTTTTTAGGTGGTCCTAATCCAGCTTTAACTGACGACCAACCTTACAGTAATGCTCATTACGATTATGTGAAATCGTTATACGGTGATCCATTAGAAATGATGAGCAAATACGATAGCATATTTGTTGATAGTATTACTGTAGCAGGTCGTTTGTGTTTTCAGCATTGCATGGGTCATGCTGATAATAAATCAGAGAGAAGTGGCAAGGTTGATACTCGTGCTGTGTATGGTATGCACGGTAGAGAGATGATGTCTTGGCTTACTCACTTGCAACATATTCGTAGTAAGAATGTAATTTTCGTTGGTATTCTTGATGAGAAAGTTGACGATTATGGTCGTAAAATATTTGAACTACAAATAGACGGCACTAAGACTGGTCGTGAACTTCCAGGAATTGTTGATGAAGTCATCACAATGGCAGTTATGACTGGCGATGAGAATACAGGCACATACCGTGCTTTTGTATGTCAGACGTTAAATGAATGGGGTTATCCAGCAAAAGATAGATCGGGCAGACTCGATGTATTGGAAGAGCCGCATTTAGGCAAACTACTGACTAAAATGAGTGGTGGGGTAAAGCAGTCAGAAAGAGAATTGACTTTTGTTGACCCTGCTAAAGTAACGTCCAGCAAAGAAGGAGATATGAATAATGCTTGACTTAAATGATGTTTCCATGAGTGAAACAAATACCGAGTTTGAATTGATTCCTGAAGGAACGATTGCTCGTGCCATTCTTTTAATTAAACCTAACTACTTAACACTTGAGGAGTTTTCTAACACGCCTATGTTTAAGGAGTCTCCACATTCTAGTGCGAAGTATATAGAGACAGAATTTACTATCGTTGGTGGTAAGTTCGACAAACGTAAGGTTTGGCAAAATATATTTTTTGATGGAGATGCTAAAAACGATCAAGGCATTTCTAAGGCAAGAGTAAATGGTCTTAGAACTTTACGTCTTTTAGTTGATAGTATGCTTGGTCTTGACCCTAAAGACGTTTCACCTGAATCTAATAATAAAAGAAAGATTCCTGGTGTTGATGCTCTTCAAGGTCAGGAGTTCTGTATTAAAATTGGTATTGAAAAAGGTACTAATGGATATTCAGATAAGAATAAGATGGTCAGCCCAATAGCTGCAGATCATAAGGATTATATTCCTAGTGGTCATGCACCTCAAGCTGCTGCTCCTATTCAACAGAGCAATCCAACATCTGAACCCCAAGCTACCACGGCAGGTAGTGTAGTGCCACCTTGGGCATCTTAAAGGGTAACTTATTTCTAGCGGCAAGACTTTCCTTCGTCTGCTAGAACTCGTTTGGGTAGTACGAGCGCCGCCAAACTACCCACTTCATCTAGCCATGAAAGGATAATTAATGATACTTAGACCATACCAAAAGATAGCAGTTGACGATGCTTCTATTGCTCTTACCAAACACAAAAACACTATTGTTGTCGCTCCAACGGGAGCAGGTAAGACAATCATGCTTTCAGCTTTAGTTGGTAAAAGATACAAGCAAGGCAAAAAGATTTTAATCTTGCAGCATCGTGACGAGTTAGTCAGGCAAAACAGAACAAAGTTTTCAAAGGTAAATCCAAAGATAACAACAAGTGTAGTAGATGGGTCAGAGAAAGATTGGTCTGGTGAAACTATATTTAGTATGGTGCAGACGCTTTCAAGACCGAACAATTTGGAAAACATGTGTGACTTTGACATGGTTGTGGTTGATGAAAGTCACCATGCAATAGCAGAAACATATACAAGAATTATTGATAGAGTTAAAGAAGCTAATAATTCAGTTGAGATAGTTGGCTTTACAGCGACTCCTAATCGTGGAGATAGAAAAGGTTTACGCAGCATATTTAATAATTGTTCGCATCAAATAGAAATCACCACATTAATTCGTGAAGGTTTTCTCGTGCCACCAAAGACATTTGTTGTTGATGTTGGTGTCAGACAAGAATTAGAAAATGTTCGCAAAACCATATCTGATTTTGATATGGGTGAAGTTGAGCGTATTATGAACAAACGAGCTATTAATGAGCGTATTGTTCAGGAGTGGCAAGAAAAAGCTATCGATAGAAAAACAGTTGTTTTCTGTTCTACCATTATACATGCACAAGATGTATGTGACGAGTATCGTAGAGCTAATATTAGAGCTGAATTGCTTACGGGTGATACTCCAAGTGATGAAAGACAAAAGATATTACATGATTTAGAACATGGGGATGTTCAGGTCGTTGTTAATGTTGCTGTGCTTACCGAAGGATTTGACGCTCCACCAGTTAGTTGCATTGTTTTAACAAGACCATGTTCATACAAATCCACAATGGTGCAGATGATTGGTCGTGGACTGCGAACAATAGATCCCGAAGAACACCCTGGAATTATCAAAAGAGATTGTATAGTTTTAGATTTTGGAACAAGTGTACTTACACATGGATCGTTAGATGAAACAGTTGATTTAGAGGGTTCAGAGGCTCGAGGAATAGGTGCTGCTCCTGAAAAAACATGCCCACAATGCGAATCAGTTGTACCGTTATCATCTCGTGAGTGTCCTTTATGTGGATATGAGTTCGGCAAACAAGATAAAGAAGTATTAGAAGACTTCATTATGACCGAAGTTGACCTTATGGATAGATCACCTTATCGTTGGGTAGATTTATTTGATAATGGACGTTGCATGAGTGCTAGTGGATTTAATGGCTTTGGGTTAGTTGCACACTTAGATGATGTGTCTATAGCCCTTGTAAAGCGTTCTAATGGACGGTTAAGGGTGGTTAGTGTTGGTACTAAAGAACAAGCCATAGCATCTGCTGATGACTTCCTAAGAGAAATTGAGGATAGTGACGGTGCAAGAAAAGGTAAAAGATGGTTGAATGAAGCTGTAACACCTAAACAAACACAAGCATTAAAGAACTGTGGTATAACAGTTAGAGTTATGGATTTTAGTTGGAACAAATATAAAGCTGCTTGTTGGTTAAATTATTTGTGGAATAAAAAAGATATAGATAACAAAATTAAAAGCATAGGAGACAAAAATGAATCGTAGTGAAGCGTTAAAAAAAGCAGAATTATTAATTAATGGATCAAGAGCAAAAACACATGGAGATGCTTATGATACCCACGAGAATATTGCCGCAATGTGGAATATTTTATTAAGAAAAAAGTTAAAAATGGATTTGGATATTAACGATATATATAGATGTATGATTGGTCTTAAACAAATTAGGAATAGTCAAAACCCAAAAGTTGAGGATAATATGATTGATATAATTGGTTATGCAGCGTTACAGATTGAAGGGAAAGATGGAAAAATTAACACTTAATTATAAAATAAACATATCCAATGAAGTTGGTATTCAAGATGTTGTTGATGGTTTAATGTTTTTGCATACATCTAACATAAATAGTGAAAATGAATTGATGAATAAAGTAACAGAAGCTATGGAAGATATTATGGAAGAATTAGACCATGAAATACTAGGTGGCTATTGCAAGGTAATGTCTGGTCACGATGAATTATTCAAATTAGATTTTTATTCACATGAAGATTTAGATGACGGAGAAAGTATATGGATACAGCCAATAACGAAGACAATTCATTAAAGAATGCAGCTAAAGTATTTAACAAAATAGGTTGGGAGAAGAAATTATGCGATTTGACAGAAGAACAAATGGTAGCTTTAATATCAGTCATACAATCATCAAGGGAGATAGAAAATGAGTTTGTCTGCGACTATGTTACACAATCTCATATTAAATACTTCGGTCAAATCAGGCAACCCGAAGGACTTGAAGACATACCCTTTTGAAGATCAAATAGCAGATTTTGTTGACAAAGGTATTAAAGAAAAGTCAGATAGTATTCCAAGACGAACATATTTGGGGGGATCTTCACTCGGAGAAAAGTGTTCAAGAAAAATACAATATACTTACATGGGTCAGGAAGTTGACCAAGACAGACACTTTAGCCCACAAACATTAAGAATATTCCAATTTGGTCACGAAATAGAAGACAGTATGGCTAATTGGTTGAAACAAGCAGGTTTTGATTTGCGAACTGAAAAGAAAAATGGAGATCAATATGGTTTTTCTATATCTGATGGACAGATAAGAGGTCATATAGATGGTGTAATATGTGGAGGCCCTGTTGGTATGGGCTATCCGTCTTTATGGGAAAACAAATCAGCTAATGACAGAAAGTTCAAAGAGTTTCAATCGAAAGGTATGGCAAAGACTAATCCTATATATGCAGCTCAGATAGCTTTGTATCAGGCATACATGGAACTAACAGAACATCCATGTTTATTTACCGTAGTTAATAAAAATACTAGCGAAATATATTATGAACTTATTCCTTTTGACAAGTTTCTTGCTCAAGAGATTAGTGACAAGGCAGTTAATATATTACAAGCTACAAAAGCTGGTGAGATGTTGCCACGAATAGCTCAATCAAAAGAAATGTTTGATTGTAAGTGGTGTAATTATAAGGAGACTTGTTGGAGTTAAAATAGGCGACACATGAGAAGAAAAATGTCGCCTATAACTTCAGCCAATGAAGGTAGGGATAGTATAATGAGTATAGTAAGATTTGGCAATGCTAATCGTGATATGAGTGGAAGAGAATTAGTAGAATTAATAAGTCAGAAAGTTCCACCACAAACACAGATTGATATTTTAAGAGACACATATCCTAATGGTGTAATTAGGGGTGACGAGTTCAATGTAGGCTCTTTAAATGGAGAACCTGGAAAATCTTTAAAGATAGATATTAATCCAAGATCACCTTGGTTTATGAAAGGCAATGATTTCAACGGATCAAGTGGCGTTGGAGGCATTGTTAAGATATTGATGGAGGGTCGTGACATGAAGCTACCCGAAATAAAAGAATTTTTTTCTGATTATTTAGACGACACTCCTAGATTTCTTAGAGACGAAAATGCTGCTCCTCCGATTGATTCTATAATCAACAAATCATTGAGACAGCAAATAAATATCAACACACCATTTGATAGTGAGCATTCTTATTTAAGTGTGGACGGCGAAGTCATATGTATGGTCAGACGATACAATATGAGAGATGGCGCAGGTAATCCAGTAATGGACGATCATGGCAAGCCTAAGAAAGAGTTTCGTCAGTTCACTGGAACTAATCCTTATCCTAAGATGCCTGATGTCAGACCGTTATATAATATACCGAACATTTCTGCTTCTGAAAAAGTTATATGGGTTGAGGGTGAGAAATGTGCTGATGCTCTTAATGAGATGGGATTTACAGCTACATGTACTATGGGTGGAGCGGGTATGCTGTCTCGTAAGTCAGCTAGCCAATTTGACTTCTCACCATTGCATGGCAAAGAATTAGTTATATGGCCCGATAACGATAACGCAGGTAAAAAGGTAGCTGAACTCGTGCAAGACTTAGCTATGAACGCAGGTGCAAGGTCAGTAACAATGCTTACACCACCTTTAGGTAAGCCTGAAAGATGGGATGCAGCCGATGCTATAGCAGAAAGTTTTGATATAGGTCAGTTTCTAAGTGCAACAGTTAAGCATGTTAAACGAAATATAAATTTATTAGATAACAGTTTATTAATAAATAGGTTTGAGGGTAAAGCACCTGAACAGAAGTTTTTAATCGGTGAAACATTACCATTGGCTGTTCCTATAATATTTTCTGCGTCTGGTGATGCTGGAAAAGGTATGATGACTTTGGACTTGGCTATGAAAGTAGCAAGTGGTCAGCCTTTATCTGCATCTTTCGGTGGTAATATTACCGAGTTCGGTAATGCAATTATCTTTACAGCAGAAGATGATGAAGGTGAAATGCACAGAAGAATTGAACGCTTAGATACGAACAATTCTAGGTTTAACTATGAACATGAACTGCGAGTCGTGTCTTTGCCTAATGTTGGTGGTGTATTCCCAATACTCCAAGATACACATGATGGCTATAGAACTAGCGATGAGTTTGAAAAGATATATGCACAAATACTACAGATGAGTAATTTAAAGTTAATTGTATTTGATCCGTTGGCATCATTTGTTCATGCAGATGTAAACTCCGATCCAGCGGCAGGAGCAGCGTTGACTGGACTTCTTGCAAAGATAGCTACAGAAACGGGTGCTTCAGTCATTATGTGTCATCACATGACAAAGATTAAAGATGATG